GAGTTTATGGCGCTGGAGCAAATCAAGAAGGCAGAGCAAGAGTTACAAGATTTCATGGTTTATTACGGCAGAGCAGGATTATGGGATGACTTTATCATCTTTCAGGCTAAGGCTAGGAAAGCGAGACTAGAAGCAAAGAACGCGCACATCCAGAAGATTAACAAGCGAATGCACATAGCAGGACTTTTGGTTTCGTGTGGTCTAGTTGCGGTCGGCTTGTACGCTTGCTTTACTATTATTTATGCGATTGTCCAATAACCAACAAGGAGAATAAAATGATGGAATATCTGAATCTAGCGACAACACTGGTGGCGTTCTGTAGCGCAATTTGCGCCTTAACTCCCACTCCAAAAGATGACGCTATTATCGCCAAAGTCTATAAGGTCTTGGAGATGTTTGCGCTGAATATCGGCAAAGCTAAAGAATGATTGAAAAACTCATTGGTCCCGTGACGGGACTTCTTGATAAGTTCATAGAGGACAAGGATCAGAAGAACGCCTTGGCGCACGAAATTGCAACCATGTCGCAGAAATACGCGCAAGAAATTGCTAAAGGCCAGATGGCTATCAATGAGGTCGAGGCGGCCCACAAGTCGCTGTTCGTGTCCGGCTGGCGGCCCGCCACCGGATGGTGCTGCGTTTTTGCTTTAGCTGGAAATTTCATGGTCATACCGTTCACCAATTTTGTTTTGGCTATATCGGAGGTCGATATAGTGGTGCCTCTTATTCCTCTGGACACTATGATGCCCGTTCTTTTAGGGATGCTGGGGCTTGGCGGGCTTAGGACGTATGAAAAGCACAAAGGCGTACACAGGGATAAGTGATGTTTAAGTATTTTACGTTGGAAGAATTCGCGTGTCAGGAGACTGGCGAGTGTTTTATGAAAGAGGAGTTTATTCATGCCTTGGATGCACTACGTCACGAATGCGGTTTTCCGTTTAAGATCACTAGCGGTTACCGCAGTAAAACTCACAGTCTCGAAGTTAAGAAGCCTGGCGGCCCAGGAAAGCACACTGCAGGCATTGCAGCTGATATTGCTGTTAGCAATGGGGCTCATCGGTTCATTATTGTTGCTAACGCTATTAAGCTAGGCTTTTCAGGGGTGGGCATTGCGCGCTCGTTCGTACACTGCGATATCCGTGAGACTACTCCAGTCATCTGGACCTACCAATAAAAAGGGCCCCGTAGGGCCCCGAAAGGATGTGGCCATGACACCACATGGCAATTATAAACACATTTAGTGTACATATGTAAACAGTCTATGCTACCATGTGGTTTCCAAAGGAGGAGACTAACATGGAAACATCAGAGCAAATCAACGAACTAGCCCCTGCATTAAGCAAGCTGCAAAGTTCAATCAGTAATCCCGTCAAAGATGCTAAGGCTCATCACAGTCGATACGCATCGTTCCCATCCGTCTTAAATACGATTCGGCCGCACCTGGCTGAGAACGGCTTGTCTATTGTGCAGACCTCTCGTAAGGATGAGCTGTACGGGTCAATGCATGTGATCGTCACAACCAGGCTGCTGCACAGTTCTGGCCAGTGGATCCAGGAAGACATATCTTCTGCGATCAACATGAAGGCGCAGAACAGCATTCAGGACATGGGCTCGCTTATTTCTTATCTGAAGAGGTACGCCATCCAGGGTCTGGTGCTAATCGCTGGTGATGACGATGACGACGGTGAGGCGGCTGCCAGAACTCAGCCTGTTGAGCAGGATGAGAAATTTAAGCCTATCATCTTCATGCAAATGCAAGAGCTAACTAACCTGGCAAAGCAGAAAGGTGTCAACATTGACCTCATAGCTAAGGCTTATCAGTGCAGTGAGCTCAAAGATATGAGCGTGACTCAATATGAACAGGCTAAGAAGAAGCTAGAATCTAAACCGGACAAAGAATCATGATCTTGCATGATGTGCAACAAGGTACGCCTGAATGGCATGCGCTTCGCATGCGTCCCACCGCTAGCAACTTCCGTCGAGTGTTCACCTCGCAGAAGAAACGGTCAACATCGTTTGATGAATATGCGATTGAGCTCACTGAAGAGATCAAGGCCGGCAGAAAGCTCGAGACCTTTAAGTCTGAGTGGATGCAACGCGGTAATGACATGGAAGCCCAGGCTAATGCAATGTTTCAGTTAGAGACCGGGCTTGTTACAACGCCCATTGGGTTTGTTACTACTGACGACGGCAAGATCGGATGTTCGCCTGATGCCATTGTGCATGACGACGACAAAGGCGAGACGGCATTGCTCGAGATCAAGTGCCCTAAGCCAACAACTCACATCAAGTATCTGTTAGCTAATAAGGTGCCGGCAGACTACATACCGCAGGTCCAGGGTCAGCTCTGGATAACGGAAAAACCATATGCTTACTTTATGTCGTTTCACCCAGATCATGAGAGCTTGATCATTCGGGTAGAGCGAGATGAGGAGTATATCTCTGGCCTAGCAACAGAGTTGAATAAACTGCTGGATAAAGTAAACGCAAACCTTAAAAAGTTAGGAGTAGTAAATGGAGTATGATAATAGGGGAAGAGTAAGTCTGTGGAAGAACACGAAGGAAGGTGATAGGCAGCCTTACGTTGACGGCAACCTGGTGGCTCACAGAGACATCAAGGAAGGGGAGACTATTCGGATGGCTCTCTGGGTTCAGAAAGGCGCAGCGAGCAATCAGCCGGTTTTGAAAGGGCAGATATCAGATCCTTTGCAGCATAACGGAGAAAACACTTCTGATCTGGAATCTAGTGTTAGCGAGGAGGAAATCCCGTTTTGAACTTGCACTTCGGAGAATGCCTGAAGCGCGCTCAAGATGCAGCGGGGGTCACTAACCGTGACCTCTGCGAGCATTTTGGAGTGACCAGGCAACAAATATATCGCTGGCAACAAACCAAGGACGCGAGGCTATCCCTGGTAGAAAGGTTCAGCGAGTACTTCAATATGGCGCCGTCAGATTTTATTGCGTAAAGGAGGGGAACATGCAGGGGCAATTTTGGCTAGTCAAAGACAGAAGGGATCTTGATCAAGCGATAGATAACTTCAAGTCTTACATCATTAATGATTGGGACTTTAAGAAGCCGCTCACTTGGCAACCTAAAGAGTACAAGAGTGTCCGGTCGATTAGCCAGAATGCCCTGTTCCATATGTGGGTGAGAGAAATCACCGAGCACTTTATTTCTCGCGGTGGAAATGTAGAATGGACTACTGAGGAAAACGTCAAATTGTATATAAAACAACAGTTTCTAGGATTTGAAGATATCCGATTTAACAAGACTGTTATTCCACAGCAACTCAAAAGCACCAGGAAATTGGACCGTGGCGAGATGTACCATTTTATGGATCAAGTTTACTATTGGTCAGTTGAACTGGGCTGTCATTTGACCCTGCCAAAAGAATCTGAATATATGAAGATAAGAGCAGAGACCAATGCCTGAGACGTTGAGATCAAAAGCATTAAAGAAATTGCAACTGCTTTCTAGGATCGCCGCGGCAGATGCAAATGGTTATTCTCAATGCGTATCTTGCGGGATTAAAAAGCATTACAAAGAAATGGATGGTGGACACTTCCTACCAAAGGGCAAGAGCTCGTATTGGGCCCTTGAGGTAGAGAATGTTCATCCGCAGTGTAAAAGCTGCAACAACTGGGGTATGAGGTACGGCAGTGCCGCACAGTCATACACCATGTGGATGGAGGAGTACTACGGTCGAGACTTTGTAGAGGAAATGATAAGGGACCAAAAGAAAGTCAAGAAGATCTACGCAGCCGACTATAGGGATATGATCAAGGAATGGTCTGCACAAATAAAAGCTCATGAGCGACGGATATGCCAATAAGACTTACTCCAGATCATTTAGATTTTTGCGTCACTGACCTTCAAGCGGAGGCTGTGCAACTTTACTTAGACGGGCACTCTTTAAAGAGCATTGCCAAAAAGCAAGGCAGGGAATACAAACGTGTACACAGATCACTACAAGGGATCGAGCAAAAAGCGGCTTTCAAGGGCATTGCCAGGGATTATGACCTGGTACACCAAACTGCACCGGGTTTTGTCACGAAACGTGTATCTACAGCGTATGGCGAAGATGGTAACGTCAAGCTGCAGTGGCATATTCAGGAGCCTGAGAAAGTCGCGATTACTGAGATGGTTCGCGAAGTGGTGGATGGTTTTGTGGAGAAGCTACAGGGTCGTCATAGTCCGAGAAAGCATAAAGGTAGCGTGGTGGAAGACTTACTATGCTCATATATCATCGGCGATCACCACCTTGGAATGCTGGCTCATTCGGATGAGACGATGGGTGACGATTACGATGTCTCGATATCGAAAGACCTACTTACCAAAGCGACCGAAAGACTAATATCCGTAGCGCCTGACGCGAAGGTTGGATTGTTGCTAAACCTGGGTGACTTTCTACACATCAACGATTCCACAAGCACAACCCCTGCGTCTAAACATTTGTTAGACTCTGATGGCCGTTATGGCAAGACCATTAGAGAGGCAAGCATACTGATCAGGAACATGATCCTGGCAATGTTAGACAAGCACGAAGAGGTCTGGGTTATTAATGTCAGGGGAAATCATGATCCTGATGCCTCGTTGTGGCTAAATGAGGTTATGAGGCTTTTCTTTGAGTCTGACCCACGCGTCCGTGTATTCGACAATTTATCTAAGTTTGTATGGTTCCAGTGGGGGAAAAATTTAGTTGTCACGCATCATGGCGATAAGATCAAGATGGCTAATCTTTACGGCTCGATTACCAGGAATCTGAGAAAGGAATGGGGCGACAGTCAGCACACCTTTGTATGGACCGGCCATGTGCATCATAAGAACCAGGAGGAGTACGGAGGGGCCATCTTTGAATCATTTAATATCTTGGCACCACCCGACGCCTGGCATGCCGGTAGCGGCTACAGCAGCTCTCGCAGCATGAGTTGCATTGTGCTTCACAAAGATTACGGTGAAGAGGGAAGACTAAAGGTAAACATTGAGAGGATCCAAGATGACAGCGTTTGATGACCAAATCGGAGGTACGCATTACAAGCACATGATGATACAGCCAACTGAGTACATCATGGCTAATAATTTGGGCTGGTGCGAAGGGAACGTAATAAAATACATTTCTCGATGGCAGAATAAGGGCGGAGTTGATGACTTGCGGAAAGTTATACATTACACTCAGATTTTGATTGAGGCTGAAATAAGGGAAGAGTAATGGCGGCAGCAGGGAGGCCAGGGAGGCCACGAACGGCGGGACCGTTCAATACCAGGGAAGAGCTCGAGCAAAAAGTTGCTACCATGCGTCTGCATGGGATGCCAATGATTCACATTGCGAAAGAGCTCAAACTAAATAGGCGTACTATCAAGCAGATCGTTTGTGATCTGTCGTTAGGTGCCGGCTGGGCTAAGGGAGGCCCATTTAATCGCTAAGGGAGGAGGCTCACGAACCGGCCCCCTAATTCTCTTATAACTCGATTGAATAAACAACCTAAGTTTTAGATAGAGGGGCTCGCTTGTGCCTCCATTCGATATAGCAAGCCGTCGTCATCTTGACGTTAAAAGTGATTAGCAGCCACGACCTTTAAGAGGCGGGAATAAACAGCGGAAGGGTCCCAGTTAAAAGGGGCGCAGAATGGCACTGCGTTAACAAATGTTTGCTGATGACCGTGGCGGCTATGGGCAGAATATAAATCAGTGTAAGGGGACCAACAGCCTCTAAATGACCACTATTGCCAAAAAAAACTGGGAGCGTAAATGAACGATTTGGTGTTCACGCCGGTAGAGTTAGAAGAGTGGCCTGAACCCTTGTCTGACGATATGCAGAAGCGAATACAGCACGGGATAGAAAAAGGGCTAGACGAGCTGTTAGAGAGCGAGTGGTTTGTGAATTTGGTAGATCAACGAGTTCGCATGGTAATTGAGATAATGAACGAAGAGTCAGAGGCGGCAGGGCTGTCTGGTTCGATTATTAAAGATGTTCTATCAGGTTCATGATAATTCGCTAAAACGTGAAAAACATTCAACCACAAGCCCGGGATACTCGGTTAGGATCAGAGGTTCGATCTAACAGGGAGGAAAGGCAAAATGGAGTTGAGACCACATCAGGTCCTGGCATACGACATGGTGAGAGCGTCGATAAGGGCAGGTTATCGATGTCCGATAATTGCAGCGCCATGCGGGTTTGGTAAAACCTTTACAGCGGTAGACATCCTTACAAAGGCGGCGAAGAAAGGGAATCGCGGCATATTCATTTGTGATCGTATTAAGCTAGTAGACCAGGCGATAGACGCGTTTCACGCAGCCGGTGTTGACGTAGGTGTTATCCAGGGCGAGCACAGACTTGCTAATTCAGATGCCCAGATACAGATAGCCAGCATTCAGACGCTGATACGAAGAAAGCGTAAGCCTATCTTTAACGTCGCGATCGTAGACGAATGTCACATCCACTATAAGGGCTTGACTCAGATCATGAGCGATTACGGCGCAGTGCCCTTCATAGGGCTTTCTGCTACGCCATACAGCAAGGGCCTTGGTAAACATTACGACGATCTGATTGTTCCGATAACCAGTGAGGAATTGATACGCCAGGAATACCTGGTGCCTGCTAGATACTTTGCCGGTCATACACCCGACCTAAAAGGTGTTGGCAGGAAGTACACGCTCACAGGAGCCCGGGACTGGGACCCTAAACAGCTTTCCACAGCGGTGGAGAAGGATCAGAAGCTGGTTGGAGACATTATCAAGAACTGGCAGAAGCACGGCCAGGGCCGGCAGACAATTGCCTTTAGTCCGTCCATCAAGCATTCACAGACAATGGTAGAGATGTTCAGGGCTGCTGGTATAAGTGCCGAGCACATCGATGGCTACATGGACGTGGAAGAGCGGCAGTGGCTTTATGACGCGCATGACAAGGGTGAGTTCAAGATACTGAGCTGCTCAAGGCTGTTGAACACTGGTTACGATGCCCCGCAGGTCAGTTGCATGATCGACGCATTCCCTACAGCAAGCCTGGTCACCTGGGTGCAGCGATGCGGCCGAGTGTTAAGGACATGCGAGGGGAAGGTTGATGCGATTATTCTAGACCACGCAGGTAACACCAGGAAGCATGGGTTTGCCGAGTCTGCAGTGCCTTACAAGCTTGACAACGGAGACGGTAAGTACTCTGAGCGGGGCACAACTAAGGAGAAGAAAGAGCCCGTAGTCAAAAAATGCCCGGAGTGCTGGCAAGAGTTTATGCCTCCCAGGTGTCAGTGCGGGTATGTCATGAAGTCGTTTGCAAAGCTTCAGTCTGACCAGCAGATGCTAGAAGAGCTCAGTAGGGCAAACAGGAAGACTGACATGCAGCGCAAGCAAGAGATACTCGGTCAGTTCCATCTGCATGCCAAGATGAGAGGGTTTAAGCCTGGCTGGGCTTCGCATGCTTACAAGCAGAAATTCGGAGTGTGGCCAAACAAGATCAATCCGTCTCCAGCGGATTATATCGATGAAGATGTCATGAACTACATTAAGTATTTAAGGATAAAAGGAGTGAGGGGTGTTAGATCAAATCTTAGACAGGCTGGTTAATGTTAAGAAAAGCGGTACAAACAAATGGATCTCTTGCTGTCCTGTCCATGATGACAAAACTCCGTCTATGGGGGTTTGGGATGAGGGCGAGCGAATCATCATGCATTGCTTGGGGTGTGGGGCAAAGGGTCCTGAGATCATGGGAGCACTAGGTCTACCGATAGGTATGTTGTTTAAGGACGACAACGGGCTCCCATCAGGTCATGTGCCTAAAGCGGTAATTGAGAAGGCGCAAGAGGCAGCATATTTTGTTGAGATATTTGAGAGTGAGATAAGGAAGGGTCACGATGCCACACTGGCGGAGAAGAGGCAAAATCGTAAATCTATGCAACTAAGGAGGCTTTTAGATGAAGCAAATAACGAAGTACGAAGTGCTAGAACTGGGTTGGCTTTTGGTAAAGCTAGAGCGATACCAGAGACATTTAGATGAGAGTGATAAGCAAACAATAGTCAGCATGATGACGGTTATTGACGAGCTAAAAGACAAGATGGGAGGTAAGGCGTGAAGGTTGTTTATTGGAAGTGTGAAAAAGAAGGGTTTGCGATTGCTGGATATGCCTCATCTGAAGATGCAGCGGAAGAGGCCGCTAGAAAAAAGCTTGGTCGCTTAAATGCCGATTGGAAAGAGGACTACGATTACAGGATTGTGCTGCAGGGGTTTGACTGCGACATAAAAAGTTTGGTACAAATACTAGAAATTGCTCACTCCGCCGGCAGAATGGCAGAAAGAGAGTCTCACATAGCGAATTACGCAATCAAATAAAAATAGTCCGAACTTTCCAGTGTGTTAAAGCAGACTTAAAATGCGATTATAACTGACACCGAAGGGGTGCGACGCCCCTAACTATCATAAGGGGGGAGTATGGAAGACAGGTATGAGGAGATGCGGCAACAAGTTATAGAGTTCACAGAGGCCAATCCAGACGTATGGCGGTTGTTTTGTGGGTTCACCTTTGATTTGATTAACCGCGGGTTTAGCAATTATTCAGCAAATGCTATATTTGAACGGATACGCTGGGAAAAAGACGTTGGCGGCAACGGTGTCATTGAGTTTAAACTGAACAACAACTATCGGGCATTTTACGCCAGAGCCTTTATGCGGAAATATCCAGAACATGAGGGGTTTTTCAGGACCCGGGATCAGGTAAGTAAAGAAAAGCCTGCCACCTACCTGCCTGAGTTAACGCCGGCCGATTACGAGACTATGTCCCATGCAGCAATTTAAGCTATCCCTTGCGTCTACAATCGGGTTCGTTTCTCTGATTATGGCGCTGCCCTGGTTAATGCTAATATGGGGGTGTTGGTCGTACATAAGAGAGCAGGAAGATGGCGGATGTCGTACAGTTTCTGAACAATGATCTAGAGCTACAGCTTAGAGAGATTGCCATAGAGGCCAGAAATGACCGGATCGACTATTGCCTAGTGATAAGCCAAAAAGAGGTCGATGGATACCTGGAGTGGTGCATAGATGAAATGGGCGAAAAGAGCACTGACCAGGATCACATCAGAAATTTACTAGGTCATCTGTTCTCGTATTCCCAACAGGTGTTCGTAGAAATGATCGCCAACGGTGACCAGGAAGAAGAAGATGCTTGAGGTAAAGATCAACATAGACGCTATCAGGTACGGCATGTTCCATCCCGATTACCAGCGGCACACAAACTTTGTTGTCAGCAAGGCGATTAACAAGACGCTATACGACATCAGAGAGAAGCAAGTCTCTAAGCGCCCATTTGGCGGGATCAAGCACTACACTAAGAAGACCGACGACGGATCTATAACCGAAGCTCGCAGGACAATGAACTATAAGCCTGGGTCTGGTGAGATCGACAAGTACATCAAGGGCAATGCCACTGCATGGAGCAAGAGAGGGTTCCTGGTCGCTGGTAGTAACAAAAGCAACCTGACTGGTCATTTGTATTTTGACGGACCCAGAAACTACATGAAGTGGATGGTGTTTGGCGGGACTGCTTTGCCAAGACGCGAAGTAATACCGCAGCCGGCGAAAGATAGGGCTGGTAATTGGAAAGTTAAGTTAAGTCCATTTGGTGGTATTAAGGGCGGGATGGGTAAGATTAAGACCAGGACGGACAAGTCCAATATATTCTTTAACGTAAAGGTCCCTACAAAGATCAAAAGGGACCAGGTTAATAAGTGGGTTGGTTATCCTAGAAACAGACCTAAGACGCCGAACTACTACGGCTTATGGCAGGCGTTTGGCAAGGGTACGAATCGCAAGATTAAGAAGCTGGTTCATTTACAGGAAACTGGGCGGGCTCAGAAGCCACAATACCCAGTTGATCAGTTAGCCAGGGATTTCTTCAACATGAGGTTCCCTAGCAATTTGATCTTAGCCTTCCAAAAAGCCGCGGATCTCTAAGATTTCAGGGCGCCTCCGGGTAGAGGGTTTGGCGGCGGATATTAAGAGCGGAGTAGTAAACGGTTTATCACTCCGCTTTTTCGTCAAGGCGTTGTAGAGACTGCTCGACGCACTGTTCGTCAAAATGATCTAGCACTAATTTTA